ACCTGCTGGTTGTTTTCGCGCTCTAGTGTAACTGTTGATGCTTGGTCAGCGTATGACACAGAGTTGATGCTCAAAGTCAGATTCCGACCAGTTATGTATGTTGCTGGCATGACTTGCCTTTCTAGTTGGTTGTGACCATCTCTATGCTGAGTTGGCTGATTAGCATGTCGGCGTTTCCGATCTGCTGGACTTGGGGTTGTGACCATCCGCCTAAGAATGAGATGTTATTGGCGAGTAGGTCTGTGACACTAAAAATTAAAGTTTCAAGGTTAGCCAGTGCGGCTTGGTTGTCAGCTGCATTGACTATGCAAGTAATGTCAAAGCGCACATGGCAACGAGCGCCACCGATTGCGCCAACTGTGATGTAAGGCGATCCCGGCACAAGCACAATGGCTGATGGCGTGATGTTTTCTTTTGGGTATGAGTAAACTACCCGACCAGCAGCTGCAAGAGTTGTGGCAAGGTTTGATCGGTAGGTGGCAAGGTTTCCCATTATCCGACCATGCCTCTAGTGTCCATCCATTTACCTAATAATCCAGATACTCGGGTAAATAGGGATCTGCCTAAACGGTATGGCGCAGGGCTTTGGAAGTCCACACCCTGCTGGCCAAGTGTGCCAGTGCGTGTGATCCAAATGTCTGATGCGATTGCAAGACATGCCTCATGTACTTCTGGGATCGTGTCGTAATCAATGTACTGCGTGGCGCTTACTGTTCCGTAGGGAACAATGCCATGCTTTGGGTAGTCAGCCCCACTGCCAGTGAATGACATTGTATATTCAGTGACTTTGGTGATGGTCTTTGTGCCGTTAAAGTTAGCGCCAGAGTTTGAGATTTCTACGGATTGGCCGACATACACATCATGTGGACGGTCTGTGTAGATAGTGTTCACAAGGTTTGTGCGCTCATGAGCGACAACGCCCCATTGGTTTTTGGTAAGTAAAGATAAAAGAATGTTTTCAGCTGCATCGGCTACTTCTTGCACAACTGAATCTGCATAGATGTCACCAATACCAAGTACGGCTTTTAGCTCGCTAATAGTAATTAGTGCCATCTCAAATCCTTATCTAATGAAGTGTGTGTGGGGGACACAGGGCCGCATCCCCCACACTTCTGACTAACGCTCACTTTAGGTGAGGTTAAATCTCCTGACGCCCCCACTTGTGATGCACTTGACCGCCATATATCCATATAGCATGGTCTCGATTTCACCTGTGGTTACAACATTTGTTGATAGTTGCAGTACTGGGCTTTCGTAGATTGCAACGGATGATGGAACAACAATGAATGCTGATTCATCAATGTTGGTTGAAACAGCCTTGTTGGATACATACAGATCAAGACCCATAACATTTCCGCGTAGTGACTGTGTACCAACTGCACCGGCAGCGTTTTGTGGCTGTGATGCACTAAAGATTGGTCGCTTGGATGAATCCTGAGCGCCAATTAGCAGACCCCATTGGGATGTGCCAGCAATGTAGCGTGTGGCCAATTCGCCAGTTGCAAGGTATGCAGCTGGAGTTTCGGTCTTAACAAACGAAACAATGCCATCTACATCTGCGGCGGTTGCAGTTGCCTGTGTTCCACCAGCAGTCAATTCTGCAATAACTGCAGCTTCGGTTGCCTGAGCGTAAACGCGGCGCATGTTGTCCAACATGGCTGCGTAGAAGCTTGGATCTGCGCGGTCAAAAAGTTCTACAGAATAACGCTGTAGTCCCTTGTAAGCCTTGACAGTTGCATCTACATATGCAGACACAATGCCAGTCTCAGACGGTCCAGCACCTTCGGCTGTTTCTGCAACGCTACCTGATGTGGTGATCTTTGGAATAGATACGGTCATACCAGCGTTTGGTAATGCGCGTGTACCGATTGCATCAATCGCGCCACGAGCGCCGATCTGGTTGTCTACAACCTGTGATACATACTGGATTGGCTTGAATGCCGGGTTGGTTGTGAAACTGTCATCCGCAGCTGTTAGATGCTTTGCATCCTCTGCCTTGGCATGTGCAATCCATTCGGCACTTTCGTGACTTCCGCGTTGAGCCTTGATTGAATGCTCTAGGAAATGTGCTTGGGTCTTGATTGGTGAGCGCGGCTTGGTGTAAGCCACTGGTGCAGCAGCCTGAACAACAGCGGCTGCTGTTACTTCATCTGCAACTGGTGTTGTTACTTCGTCCACTGTTGTCTCCTGTGGTTCATCCTCGGCAGGGGTTTCTGCTTCGGTGGTTTGGTCCTCAGGATCGCAAGCTGCGACCTGAGAAATCTGTGCATCCTTGAATGCTGGGTTAGTTACATGTGCAACGGCTTCGAGCTTTGCAGATGATACGACCATGACACCCTTTTCAATGGTGTACTCATTGACATTGGCTTCAATGCTAAATGCCGGGCGTAGTCCCTCTGATGCTTCTACAAGTGCATCATTGCCAGCGCCAGTAGGTGCAATCTTGAATGCCATTGAAATGCCTGCTGGGCTTACTTCTAAAGAATCTCCAATGCCGCGACCCAATGGGCGTGTGCGGTCATGTTCCATGTTTAACACAATTTCACTTGGGTCAATGTCGCCAAATGCGCCAAACTCAAAGCGCACTGGGCCTGCTGATGTATTTCCGCTTTTGCCAAACGGTACTACCAAACCTCGGATGGTTCTAGTTTCAACACTTGCGGCCAATACTTGACCCTCAAAACTAAGTTGCATTTGCTTCATTTCCTCTCGGGGCTAATTCCATTTCCTCACGCGCTTCATCAACACTGATAATTCCAGCGGCAATCATTCTTTCTAGTACTTCAATTTGCTCTAGTGGGTTGCCACGCAAGTAATCGTCTAGATCAAACTTCACGATGCTTCCACGCGGTGTTAGATCATTCATTGATAGTCGCTCAGATATACAGGCCATGTAAGGCTTCAAACTAAAGTCCACAAGGCTTCTACGCTCTTGACTTACATTTGAGTAAGTAGCGCTGGCTGATTCTGCGTTGATGTACCATGCCGGGATGTTGCATAGTCGAGCAATTTCTGCAGCTGTGTTCAAGCGTGATTCAGTAAGTTGCATTTGTCCGGCATCATAGCCAAATGTGGTTACATCCAAAGGCCCTGACAAGTAAGCGGTTGAGCGTTGTTGTCTGGCTAGTTTCCATTGAGCCAACAAACTTGAAACCTGCTCTGGCGGTAGATCCACGCCAGTATTCTTGATTACCATTGTTGGATTAGGTTCGGCAGCCATTCGGCTCACTGCCATTTCAAGTTCTAATGCAGTTCTAATGGTTCGGCCACCACGATTGAGTAAGCCCTCATCTACACCACTAAACATAATCAATGAGCCAACGCCATAGGCAGGTAATAAGTTTCCGTCTAGATAAAACCCGTTTAAAATCTCGTCAGTTTGTAGATCAGTAGTGAAAGTTACCCGAGTTGGATCAATGCGCCGACATGCAATCGGTCTGCCATCCTCTGGGCTAACTTCCAAGACAAGCCAGAATGCATGGCCCTTGAACAACAAATCTTCAACGGTCCAACACATGGTGATGACTCGTGGCAATGCTGGATCAGGTTGCTTAAGTAATGGGCGACCCTCAATCCTTGCACCTGTAATTTCATTGTAAGAATGTAATCCCAGTTCGCCAATAGTTCCACAGATTATGTTTCTGGCTCTGGCTACAGCTGGTACTTGCATGGCATCGCCGCGGTTAATACCAAAAGATTGAAATGGGCTAAAATTGTCTTGGTAGTAAGGTATTGCCAAATTGGCTTTTGCTTTTACATCTGATTTTTCTGGTGTCGTACCCAGTAAGAAATCAATAAATCCCATAACTCATTATCTCATAATTGTCCGACATTCAAGCACATTAACGGCGTGTCGAAATGTGTGGGCTAGTGATAGGAGTGACTAGCCCACACATTTAAGGTACTGCCAAGTAGACCCTAACTGCTAATGATAGTCACAGTCTGTTGTGGCGCACAAGCATGACCCGCCGCCATGACTAAAGCAACTGCAGCTGTGATCGGTACTTGTGCAGCTCTGCGAGCAATGCGCCAGCCACCATCTGATGCTGGCCGTCTAGCACATGACACTAAATGCTGATGCATTGTTTCCTGTCCGGGATGAACAAATCTGCCAGACTGCATAGCGTTTAATGTTTGATCGCAACTTATAGCAAATGCAGCTGATGCCCATGGTGTGGGTTCAGTTTGCACACCAGCTTGTGCAAGCCTTGGTGCTATGTAACCTGATGTATTTGGATCATAAGCAAATACACGCGGCCTGTATCT